CTGCTGCGGTGCCGGCACCGTGGTAGGCGCTGTCTGTGGAGGGTCGTATGCAGGGGACTGAGTATTGCTCTGAACACTTTGGGCCACGGGCTTAACGTATGCAGGAAGCGGAAGGCTCTCATTCCACTGATCTACTGGCATAGACCTTGCAATTTTCACATAGACACCCTCAATGGCATTCTCGTACTTATCCCTGTTTTGATACAGTTCACGCTGACGTGCGGTTCTTTCAGCCTGTTCCTTGGCATCCAATCCGCCTGACGTAGCCATTTTGGTTATCCAGTTGGAACCATCAGGCTTGACAAAATCAAGCATCTTGCGCAAGGTTGAACGCTCTTTTACGTCAGCATGCTCAAGCACCTCAATTTCCTCATCGCTCAATTTAACCCCATAATCTGCGGTCTTAGTGGCGTTATCCATGGCCACTCTTGAGCGGGCCATGATGTTTGCCCCGTGCGCCCTTGGGATAAATTCATCAAGAGGTTCATCATCTTTGCGCTTAACAGCATCAGTTGCACCATAGGAGTACTTACCAATCTCTGACCAGTTCAGACCCTCGATCAACTTGTGCCCTGAATTCCGTGCACCATAATCAAAGAGGTCGCTTTGAATTTCAAGCACATTGTATTGCGCCTGGTCTTTGGTAATCTTTTTGTCACGGACAGCTGTTTCCGTCATAATGAGATCGGCCATGATCTTTGCCAACGTGTGCGGCTCCGGCATATAGTCGTCCATCCCATCTTGTGACAAAGACTCAAGCAGATTGCTTTTTTCGCCCTTCTGCATTTTAAGCCCGGCAACTTGAAGTTCTTTCAAAACTGCCCGGACTTCAAGGCGTGGACTGTTCTCGTTCAAAGCATAGGCTTTGTCCAAGAGTTGTTTGATCGGATCGGTTGTCTGTTCCATGTCAAATGACGTATTCTGAATCATCAAGAACTAAAGACCTTTTAAGATTGGAAAGATAATTCGTGATGTATTCATCTTTTTCAACGCTGAGTTCATTTTGCGCTACAGCATTGCCAACAGCAGCCGTAACACTACCCACCAAGCTTGGCAATTGATTGCCCCATTTAGCAATCTCAGAGGATGTCTTTGGGCTTTCGCTTTCCGCCATCATCTGTTGGGCCATCTGATTGTTCATCTGATTTCGTGATTGGCCCGTTGCCTCACTGATGTATTTGCTTGTTGCCGAGGTGTCCAGCTTTATCTCTTTGTCGGCAATAGGTGACTGGTCAGAAGTGACCGGCATTCCCTGCTGTTGTGCCGGGTCAGTTGTCACACCCATCTGTCCTACCATTCCGGCAATGTTTCCCATTGACCCACCACCACCACTTCCAGAACCACCACCAGCGGCCATGCCCCATACCTGCTGCATGATCTCAAATGAATTGGCATACTGCTGGGCCTGCAACTCCCTGTCGCGTGCCTGTAAGTCCTTGTATCCTTGAGAACGTATGGCCTCCCCCTCATCACCACGGAGGAATTCTTGCGCCATATGCTCTTTGATATTATCACCAAGGCCAAAGCTCCCGATATCAACAGAGCTCATTGCCTGACTGATAAGACCCAGCGTATTTCGAGTACCGTCAGTATTGTATCCCAGTAGGGCTAACAGATTTTTTTCATCCTGACTGTACCTGCCCCTATTAACACCAGCCTGTTGCGCCTGTGTCACTGCGGTCTGTGAAGCTCTGTCCCTGAATTCCATTATGCCCTGGGTGTTATTCTGAAGATCGTCTCTGCCTGTGCTACATACGCCACTTTAAGCCTACGTCTATTGATGTGTACGTCCACAAGTAAGTAAGTGCCCTTCATTCGTCTTAATTGATACTCTGTCCGTATCGGCATCCGCAAGATAGAACGTTTGAACGCTGCTCTTCTCTCATCCGACATTGACAAAAGTATGGCTTGATCTTCTGTGCTGAATCGTACCTCTTTCACATCAGCCATTTCTGCGGTACTGATCAATGCAATGTCAAATACTTTGGCCAGTTGTGGATGTTCAGTCATCACATATTGCATAAATGCCTCAAGGTCATTCCCAAATAACTGAGGCGTGTCACGTACATGATCTACCCGCTCGTACACAAGTGAGCTTGTGCTATGATTCTCCCGGGCCTGCAGCAATCTGCCCTCATGCACTAGATTGAAGTGTGCCGCGACACTTTCCCACCCTTGGGCCACCTCCCCGGGTTCATTATAGACAAACACAGACCGTGGGTTTATCCAGCTGGCAAGACCATTTCCCTGCGCATTGTTCCCATTCAGTAAACGTACTTGAAAGACACTGTCACCATCAGGTCTGTAGAAGTGCAAAACAACCCCATAGCTTTCAGCCTTGATATTATTGGAGAAGGTATGTGGATAATCTGGGCTTCTGTAACGATACCCCACCATATCCTCAACGCGATCTGGCCATATCTCATTTGGATCAGTTAAACCGGGCGATGGATTGTAACGATTGTTGATATTCATTGCCCAATGAATCGCATTGCTCTCTGGCCGTATGACAAGATAGAATTCTTTAACCGTAAATGCAGTTGAAGAATACAGGCCACGGTACAACGTAATGTCAAAATACACTGGTCTTACGCCAGTCTTTGGGATATTGTTGATGATGATTATGTCTTGGTCCCTGATGTGTGGTGTGCTGCTTGTTTCAGGGGCCGTGCTTCCTTTATCAATTGGAAATATCGTGCAGTAATCATGCGCACTATTATTAGGCAATGCATTTCCCCATTGGTCAACGCTTTGATTAACATATGAAGCAGCAAGGTACTTGTATCTCTGTGACTGCAATTCAACAGCATCATTTACCTGACTTGGCAAATTGAAGTAGATGTTACCCTTGACCGCATCATGGCCTGTAAATACCCCCGTACGTAATTGCGGGGCCCACACAGTCTGACTGTCTTTGTAATGCCTCAGCACGTTACTGATGATCTCGGAATTACCAGTCCGCATACCAAGGTTCACTGGCTCACCATCACCAGCCCACATGAAAATAGACCTATTGTCAACATCGACAAAGTATATGGCTTTTTGTGTAGCAATAATGCTCATTCTGTGATGAGTGCCAATTCCGTTTACTTTGACATCGTATCCATTCAATGTCTGTCCATCCCCAGTGGTGATAGTATCACCCGCCTCATCTTTTATCAGACTACGTTCATTGATACGCAATCGGCTGATAGCTTTTCTTTGAAAAGAGAACACTTCATCGTTCCATTTGACACTGCCCTCGACCGGGCCATACTCACCATTGGTGTCAGTCCAGTTGTTTACCAAGAATATTCTGAACGCATCAACCAATGACCCATAGAACTTAACATCTGAATAGTGCCAACGCAACGGGAAATGGTCAAGCTCAATAAAGCCACGGGGCTTTACACTACCAATATGCAGCCTATTTTCATTTCGCATCAATGCGCTGATAAAGAACTCTTCGAGGTAATGTTTTTCTGTCACGGGCGTCCTGCCATTGAGACCACCATAAAAAAATATACCACCACTCCCACGTTGGGTATATCCCTCATAGTTCTGCCTTGGTCGGATACCGACCTTGGTAGATATAGGATCCCCGATTGATGGGGCATTTCTCATCACGTGATTGTACCTGTTTTCCATCGGGAATGTGATTATCCATCCCGTGTCTGCCCCTTCTCGTGATGCAGGGTCTGCACTACTTCCTGAGTTGTGCAAATAGTTTGGCATCATCATTACCGTTGAATGGTAATCAAGGTATGTGTCACCGCCCCAAAGCTCAGCACGATTGTATATGTCATTCACAGGAGCTGGGAATGCGGGATTGTTTACCGGCTGAAAATGCCCTATGGGTATGAAGATGTTATTTTGCAAAGCAGTTAACGTCTGGCCACCATATACTGCACCCAATGGCCTCGTCCAATTCACAAGCCAACGGCTCACGCAGCCTATCAATGGGCCATGGATTCGCGCAAGACCATCTGCCACGGCAGGGCCACCCAAGCTTGTCTCAGCATAACTCGGGAATATTGCGGCCAACGGATATTTTGCCGCCTCAGCGTTTGGTCCCGTTATCTGAAAGTATTTGACCAGTGCTGTGTTCTCATGCCCAATACCCTCAAATCTAGATCCGCCACTTATTGTTGCTCCCGCAATGTTCAATGCTGCTGCATCTGATATGCCACCAAACAAAGGGTCAGCATCACCAAAACCATAATAACAACGTACTTTATTCAGAAACTCCCATTGAGGGTTGGTCGTGTCTATTCCCGGCAATTCCTCATTCATTGCCACCCATTTGATGTACTCAACACCGATAGTGCTGCCATACAAAGGGAACATAAACTCAGCCGCAGACCAGTTTGCGTTGTAAGCTGCAGTTGATGGATGAGTACTTGTACCAAGAATAATTTCATCGGTTGCAGGGAAATTGTTTCCGGGATTGGTAAAGTGTGTGCCGTCCCATGCATTGAAATCAAGAACACTTGATGCCTCATGTCTGCGCTCACGGCTCATGTTCAATAAATGCCAGCTGAGTTTGTCACCGGTCGAACGGCTCACAGCTGAACCTGTTGGTCCAGCATGAACCAAATTCATTCGTCTGCCTACTGGTTCACCTGCTATATATCCAACTTGATTTTTGTTGTTGTACTCCTCCCAAAGAACCTGAACAAGCTCCAACGTATCACCGCTTTGCAACCCGGGACGTAACTCAGGGTTAAACATCACGTCCGCAAAATACATGGTCAGAAAGTTGTAACTCATGTATATGCTGTCCGCTACTGTGTCAGTGTCCTGTAATGGGTTCCCACCTACTGTAGCCCATTGAAATCTGCCATATGTTCCAGAGCTTGGGTCACTGTCAATCACACCTGCCCATGCTGGCCTTGGCATTGGACGTATTTCGTCACCATCAATAACACATGGACTGACCAATCCCTGGGCTACAACCGTATGCTCAACAGGGCAACGAACAATGCTGTAGCCACTGATCTTGCTCTTGATACCGCTGACATCAATACCGTGGGCCAATAAACCCATGATACGGATAAGCGTCATTGTCCACCCATATTCATCAAGACCGGTCAATGCATGGTCATTGGCATGATAAGTCAATGGTCTCTCACCGTCTGTTCCCAAAGCACCGGCCACACCACCAACTATACTGAGATCATCACCCATGTTTGTAGTAAACCATGAATTTCGCATATCACCACTGAGCCACAACGAATCGTCCAGCACGTTTACCAATGTCCCATCCGTCATTATCCGAACAGCACTCACATCAGCAACATTGTCGCCCTTGTATATCTTCGGAAATTTATAGTCACACAGATGGTAAACAAACCCCGGCTGACCGACAAGGTCATAAAAACGTATCCCCAATCTCACTGTCTCACCACGCTGATACGCAGCATAAAGATTGGCTATCTGCTGACCCTTATAGTTTCTGTAATCATTGACTATCGGTAAAGTCACAAACTGCCCGTCAGACAACCAAAAGTCCAATGTGGTCGTGTCGGGTGTAATATGAGTATATGGCCTGCTATCAGGGTGAATGTCCTCACAATAATCACTCTTGCCCTTTTCATCACCACACATATTCCTGAACATGTGATGAATTTTAAAGTTTGCCAATACTGCCTCCACTTCTGCATCCGTCAGGCTCATCATGGCCGTCTTGTAATTACCGACCCAAAGCCTGTTATCCTTGACCTCAATGGTTTTAGCACCACGTATGTTCATTAACAACTGGTCCAGCTCATCCGGTGAGAACGGTTCACCACTCATGCTGACATGGTCAAACTCCATCCTGTTATCAGGCCCAGTCACATTCACATCTTTAAAAGCAAAACTTGCGCCGACTGTCGGCAACACATCAGGGTCGGTAATATAAACATACCCTACCTCGATCTTTTCATACCTTGTATCAATACCCTGTATCATGATACGGATACCATGTGCCGTTTGCTGGTTCGGTGCCTCCATCTCATACACATGCATGTTCTGCATATTGATAGCATCGACCGTGTTGTGTATCGCATTGGTTGGCATGCTCCATGGCGTACGGTAACCATCAGCTCTTATCTGCCTGTACACATACTGATACATACCGCTCAGTAATTGACCGGGTATCCGTTGATGGAACCATACCCGTCCTGGCCACCACGGTGCCATAATGTCTGTACCTGATGGTGACTGACCATCTAAACGCTCAAACGTCTTGAACGTACCGACAATGGTCGCACCACCGTATGTCGGGTTGGTCACAGACCCGCTTATCTTGAACGAGAGCGCACGTAATGGGTTTGATGATGTACTAACCCCATCGCACCAATAAAAGCGATACAGACCATCATTCTCGTACACTGGACGCATCACAACAGGCTCGGTCAATATCCCATTGAACTTGTCGTCTGATGGGAACGAGAGGTCCGTCAACAATATCTGACCATATACTTGCCTTTCTTTATTAAATTGAAACACCCACAATGTTGTCACATTCGTTGATGTGTTCACCGTGTATATCACACAGCAATCAGAGAAACTGCACCCACCCATCGGCATATGCTGAGGACCCTGACCAATTGCCACAGGTGGGTCACTGTCAGGGTCAATGGCATTAGCATCAAACGACAATACAGCAACATTTCCATTGGTCGGTCTCCATACCAATGACCCATTGTCATTGAACATGATGACTCCGTTCACAGAATCATGAAGCACGGACCCTTTACCATTACGGTCTGAATCAGTTCTCCTCGGGTCAAAGTCCCGACTTACACCTTTCTCAAATGTATTGCTCGAGCGTGGACTGTTTTTCATATCAGGTCAATGTCAGGTAATGGGTACATGTTATTCCAAATGCCCTCGATCTGTCGAATCTCTACACTGTCAGGCCACTCCTCAGCAACGTAGGCCTGAGTGCATTTGATCAACCAATCTTTTTCAGCGTGTGGCTTCTGCGCTATCCTATTCCCATCCTGATAAAATTTTCTGGTCTCCATCATCAATATGATGTACGCTGCCACAGCATCTACACTGGTCTCAGGTATCAATGGATATCCTTCTTCATCTGTGCTCACACAGTCAAACTCTACATACACCTCCCCTTCCTGCAATGTCTCAAAACGCAGACACCCGTTCTGCAGGGAATACTTGAATGTCTGCATGTCGGTGGTCATCGGCAAGTATTGACTTGGCAACAATTGCATTGGACGGTCCGGATAGTTCTGCCCAAACATGTGCAATATTTTGGTCGTGTGCTCAGGCCGCATTCCATTCACCAGAAACCCATGTACTTTCAATGCACCGGCAGGAAGATGCGCCAGACCATCACTTATCTTTATGAAACAGCCTTTGCGGATAAATGATACCCGGCTATTGATTTTGCGCAAAGCCCAAAACACCCATTCAGGTATGTCGGCCTGAACAGAACTGATATCAACTATTGGGTAAACGCTTAATGCGAGGTTTACTGCGTTTCTGACGGATACGGTATGCATTCTGAAAGTACTCATGGTTTTTCCAAAACTTCCATTTTGGCCTGTCACCCTCTTTATCTACTGTTGCCTCAACAGCCGGGTAACCTCTGTCACTATAAAAGTATATCCCACAGAACTCACACGAACCACGCTCACGGTATTGCAAAACCCTATCCAAATGATACGCTGCAATAACCTTCTCAACCACTTCATGCGGGAGGTTCAATTCCGCCGCCACCTCCCCCACTATATCGCTGTCGGCCACGGCCCCCTCGATTGAGGCTGGAATAAGGGCTTTCCTGATCCTTGAGAACCCTGAGAACACTTTGGGCATCGTCATCGCTCATGTTGTTAATTAAGTCAAGCATTTCCTGTCTGCTAATCCGCATATCATAATAAGAGACACGCTGTATGAGCTTATTAATCTCTGGGCCATTCAATGGATACTGGTCTTTCTCCTTATCAAACGGCACCTCGGTCATCACGTTAGAGACAGAGATAAACCGATTGACCTTGGTAGGGTCAAGGGCAACTATTGAGCCCGACATGTACAGCTTATCTTGATCTTGATTCATCGGATTCACAACAAACAGGTCTACCATGTCTGGATACCCACTTGTGTTACTGATAAACCCATATGATTTGACCCACCTGCTATGCTTAAAATACTTGACCCTGTCCTGATGGACTATAGGCACAGAGCTAAGCCTGTTCTGCCACTTTAGATTAAAGAGTATGTTGCCATGAACATCCAATGGTGTCGGCACTAACCCATGATGTATCATGCACCCATCAGGCTCACCGATAAACTCACTTGCGTTTAGGTCGGTCTGATTAAGCTCAATGTGATTCAATGGCTGATACCATACTGGGTCAATGAATTGATTTGTACGTTTCTCAATAATTGACGTGATGATGTCAGCCCTTGCCCGATTAACCCAGAATGCTATCTGACCCTCTTCATATCGATCATCCTGTCCGTGACGACCACCACCAGATATCATTAACAGGTCAAACACTATCTGATTAAACGTCATGGCTTATCGCATTAGGTCACAAACATAAAAAGAAAAGGGGGACGTAATGTCCCCCCTCCCGTTTTCGTTCAGGCCCGTTATCAGGCGTTCTGAATGACCTGATTCGGGTTGCTGGATGCAGTAACAGCAGCAGCAAACGCAACGCCATCTGTGGGCGATGCACCGGTGGTGGTATCACCCCAATACAAGTGGTACTCCACCTTATTGCGGCCACCATCACGATCATCATAATCCATCAACACCTTGGTCCGCGCACACTCCACGGTGATCAATGCGGCATGATGCGGGATAACTTCCTGCAGATATGCCACCTGACCCACGGGATATACACCAGCAGTCACAGAACCAATGGTTGATACCGTGGCACCAGTTGAAGCGAACGATGTGGTGAAACGAGGGCCAGGAGTATTAGCGGTCAATGTCAGCACAGCGCCAGATGAACTGGCAGTGATGCCAATGTTTTTCAAATTGATGGCCAAAGCAAACGCAGCAGCAAGCTGAGTAAGAGACAACGTTGCTCCGGTGGTCGGCTGTTTCACATTTACTGTGATTGGCTGGAAACCATTGCGGCCATTGTCCCAACCAAGGATGCTCAACGTATTGTTGTCACCATTGGCAACCGCACCACTGAGCGTTTGTGGTACCACATGGGCAACACCAGCTGTGGCATTCTCAGCAGCCTCTACGCGCACAATGTCGCTTTTCTTGAAGGTCTGGCTGATACCGGTCGTGCTGTCTGCAACTGTGACAAGACCGTTGGCATTTGCAATTGCCGCACCCGCAGGGATGAACAATGGCACAATTGATGGGCGAGAAGATTTAAGGCTCATGACTTAAAGGTATTTCAGTCCTGTTGGACTTGTTCATGTCCCGGAGTACGGGCCGACTCGACCGTTTCGAGCATTCTTGTGACGGCCAAAGATAGTATCTCGTTGTGAACAAACGCTGGCAATTCACATTCAACTGTTGATGGGGTCACTGCCATTTCCCGAGGCGTCCTCAAAACCACTATCTGAGCAGACGACACAACCGCATACGGTGGCTGGACGTTTGGGCTATCAACCCACAAACTGATCCTTCTTACCAAGTTGGTCGTGTTATCATGCTCAACCAAATAGCTCGGGTTTTCAAGTGATGGCCTTGTGTGTGGGTTCCGAAATATCATTGCCCATTCCGTCATTCTCCGTGCCTTGGCAACAGCCCTGTAATTGCTTTGCTGGCCTTTTGTTAAAGATGGCAATAAGGCCAAGACCCTGATGACCAACGAACCAAACGGTAATATCAAAGCGTTAATGTCAGCCCTCCACTCCGGGGTGGCTCCCACTTGCACAAACGTGATGGCCGGACGTTCCGTGAGACCTGCAAGATTCTGCCTTACACGATCATTGGCATCGTACTGGTCAGCGTGTTCTTTTACCCAGGACATCTGAGCAAGATTCAGAAACGAAAGCTTCTCAGCTGTATTGAACCATGCTGCATTGGCCTCGTCAAGACGAAGGTCAATCTCAGTCAGCATCTGGGCAACTGTCATCTGAGAGCTTCTTCTTCTGCTATTGCCTTAGCTGCAACAGCATGTTCTACTTCTGCAAATCTGTCTGGGTTGTTGTCAAACCAGTTCATTGCCGCATCAATCGTCTGACCTACAGTCTGACCATTGTACAACGTTGTTCCATTGTTAGCATAGAATATGCCATAATGAAGAGCGCTATTGTAAAGCAACTTCTTCTTGAAGTTCGGGTCGTTAAGCAAACGGTCCAATTCCTCCGGCTTACCTTCTTGATCATTCAACTCTAGAAGCTTTGCCCGGACAACCACCAGTTTGTTCCCATTAACATTAAGACCCAACAGACGGGCAAAGGGGCGAGTTGCCGCATCCAGTCCCTCAATGGTCAATTCAACCTTTCTACGCAAAGCACGGGACTCTAAAGACTTTTCAGCCTTCTCCTCCTCAACCTCGAATATCAACATCGGAGCATATAACGGATGCTCTTTGAGAGCATTGAATATTATCTCCTGACGTGGATCGTTGAGATTAAATACTCGCGACCGGTCAATGACCTCGACAAAGGGTTTTTTATTGACAGGGTCAATGAGCTTGCACTCACTGCCATCTTTCTTGGTGTAATCACGAAGTATCAACTTGCCTCCGTGCTTTGACTTAAATAAGACTTTTCCTGTCCTTGGCCCTTTTGAGACCTCCGTAGCAACTGCTTTTGCCATTCTGTTGGGTTCTTAATTGTTAATGAATGAAGATTATGCTACTCGCAAACGAGCTGCAGCATTGCGGTTTTTCAAGATCAACGCACTTTCCGTCAAGACCTGAACACCGAACTTGTCGGAGCTGCTCATGGCGTAAAGGTTTGATGGGTTGGTTGGGTCAATCATCCCTGGGATATACTTGATCACATTGGCGCGGTTGATACCACCCTCTGCTTTCACAGCAATCTCAAGGTTGCTACCCTTGCCAAACTTGCCGACATTGACAAATATCATGTCGTATGATTGGCGGGTGTATGAACCACCAAGCGCAGCTGAGCTGACCATCTGACCACCGAACACAGTCGGGTCGTCAAAGATGTTTGCAAGGGCAAACGTCAACTTCACACCTTCACTGTAGTAAGTGCTGTAGTGCTGACCCAATGCAATCGGGGCGCCACCACTGGCTGAATAGACAATGTTCCCATTAGGTTCATAGGCAGCGGCCATGGCATTGTGGAACATGCCTTTGGCGGCAAGGCCACCCCAGACCATGATCTCAGCGCCATCCTCAATACTGCCTTGCTGACGAAGCATGCGCACGAAGTTGTCAATCTCCGCTCGGGTGATACCAGTAGCAGAATATGTTCCTTGCAACGCACCATCAAGCTGAGCCAACAATCCGTCACCGTCATAGACAGGACGACCTTGATTGTCAAACACGGTCGGAGCCCCGGCAGCGGTCACTGTACGGGTTCCTTTCCAACGCTTGATTTCTTTTTCGTAAGCCCACTCATCCATGAACGTCTGCATACGGGTGAAATACCAAAGGCGCTGCCCGTTGTTCTCAATCCATGTGATGTCAGTGTAACTTGAACCAGTAATGTCGAAACCACGCTTCTGAATTGACATGTAGTTGTCATTCAGGTCAGGGTGGCCATAGACACTAGAACCGCCCTCACTGCCCTCTGCATACGCAGTACCAGTAACACCACACTGGATGTTTGCGATCTGCGCAATGGTCAATGATACAGTGCTGTTTTCACTGTGAATCTGAACAGTTGCCACGTTGCCAGACTTACTTTTCACAAACACGTTGACACCAAGAATGTCAATGACATCGTTTGGGAAAATGTAATCTTGCTGCGGGTCAAAGGTTACAGTCCACACTACGTAGGGGCCAGTAACAGTGGCAGCACCACCAGGTGCAGCAGCACTTTGGATGAACGATGCCCTGCGGTTACGGTTTGTGGTAAACCACTGAACTCGTTTGTCCGCATAGGTCACATTGGTTGCATACCGTTCGGTGCGCTCCAAAAAACCACTCAGGGTGTAATTTGGCCACAACTCAACGAGCGTGGACGAAATGCTTGGGTACTTCATCAGGTTGGTGACCAAGGAATTTGAATCCATGGTGCCTTGACCAAATGTTCCATAATTGATTATCATGGCGAATCAGTGTTGTAGAAGAGATAATTATCCCCTCCGATTGAATTTTTCAGGATCAAATCCTTCATTGACAAGCGGCACAGGCAAGCCTTGTTGAATCGGCCTTGCGTTGCCCAGTTCATTTAGGAGTAGATCTGCCTTGCCCTGCTGTTGCCCCATCGAAACAAAGATGTCTTTCATCTTGTCACGATACGACCATAGGACGTACATTTCCATCAATGCCTTTTTGTTGCTCACCATTTCTTTGACAAACGTTCCATCGGTCAACGCTGTTGCGGCTTTGCCAAGCGTCTCTGCGATCTCGCCATCTGTCTTACCCAGACTTATGCCATAGACGTTCTTAACATCTTTGGCCGCATCCAAAAACTCTTGTTTTAGGACAGTGGTATCAACAGGTTGATTTTGCTGCAATCGCTGAGCAACTTGCGCTTCGTGCTCAGCTTTCAGTCTTGCCTGCTCAGATGTTATCTCACCAGTAATGCGTTCACGGTGGCCTTTGACCAACGGTTCTAACGCATCACTCAAGATGAGCTTATCGATGTAAGCACTTAACTGGTCGTCCGGAACAATTCCTTTAAGCACATGATGTGCCAAGTCTTTGTCCTCTTGTTGCAACAAGGACCTATTGGCCTTGATAGTTTCATTAACAAATACACCACTGGTGTTCAACAGCTCACGGCTGGCCTCAATTTCGGCCTTGACCTTTTCAACATGCGCCTTAATATCAGCATAGCTGATGTCACCCTCTGTCTTGCCAATCAATGAACGAAGGTCATCAACCTGTTGCTTAGGTATGACAAAGTCATTTGATTGTGAGGGTTGTTGAGGTTCACTTGGCTGTTGCTGCTGTTGTTGACCTGATGTTGCCTCACCTGACACTTGAGGCGCAAGATTTGCCGGCATCACGTTTCCATTTGCGTCACGCGCATATCCTGCCATAGACAGGTTCACGTCACGCATTTTCTGATCAGCACTCTGTTGTTGAACTGGTTGTGCTCCGGACTGGCCTGCAGGAAGAACGGGAACACCGCTCGTAAATGCAGCCGCATCAAATTGATTTTCTTGCATGGGGCCAAATGTAAGAGAAAAATCACACCGGCTGCATCATGGACTCATCGGGCATTTCTGACTCTGGTGGCATCATGCTGGTCGATGGAGCAGTCATTGGACGAAGAGCCTCACGACTTTCCTGTGCCACTGCATTTACCTTGACCATGTTATCCCTGATGTTACCGTCTTGGTCCATAGCCATCTTCATTTTCTGGGTCTCTACATAAGCCTGTGCCTCAATCCGTGCCGCCTCAATCCTTGACATGATAGCTTTTTCCTTAAGCTCAAGATCTTTCTGTGATAAGGCATTTTGAGCCTCGGCTGCTTGTTGCTGCATTTTCTGCATGACCTTCACCCCATTCCGGAACGTTCTCTCCATTTCCCTTGAATTGGTAGAGTTGATCACTTTCAGGAAATCTTCCAATGGTATCTGACCTGAAATATGACTACGCTCAGCTGTGCGTGTAATATACTCTTTCAGCTCACGCTCACGTCTATTGTTCTTGATATACAAGCCATACTCATGAGAGAGCCACGGACCTTGAAACTTGAACAACTGGAGCCCACGTTGACCAAACATACGTAGAACCTTCTCCTTGTCCTTTGGCCAATGATATTTAAGCTGACCGATAATCTCTGTCGATACCATTTCAACCACCTTGTAATGGTCATCAAACAAATTTTTCGTGATCAATGACGCTGCTTTCACTTTGCTTTGGTTAACACCAACAGCCTCATCGGCTTTAGCCAAGCCCATTGCAGAATCATTCATCCCAACAAACCGTTCTGCTGTTTGCTCAATGACCATTTTCAGATTGACCAACTGTGTCAGACTGTTGCTCAGTGTAAAGTCAACAGACTGAAATTGATTGAATCCTTGCCTATTCAATAGGCCCATCCCTTCTTTCGAACTATTTATCAATATCAGTCCACCTTCTTTGGCATGATAAAATACTTCCTTGGTTGAGATATTGTCTGGCTTTTGGGCCATATCATACACGACTGCCTTGCCACCGGCACGGTTCATCGTTGCTTCAATATGGTACATGACAATGTTGTAAAAAAACAATAGGTTCTTTATCATCTGTGTAAGGCTGATAGTGTCTTTTACGCAGCCAACATAACCATGGCTTGCCCTTGCATAATTGCCGGGCTTGCGCACTTGATTCATTCGTCTGTCACAATAGATATGTTCATCAACAGCCCACACGCCTTCAAACACATCTTCCACCGGGAACTGTCTGGCATCTTTGCCGGCATACCCATCATTTTCCTTTTTGACAAAGAAAGTCCCAGGTGCATATGGGTTCGGGTTAAATTTATAGGTTAAAGGACGTATGGCAACCCAACGGTATCTGACTACACGGATATAGCCAGCACTGTTCTGCTCATAATAAAACCGTTTATCTACCCATCCCTGTGGTATATCACCCCTTTGTGCATTGTTGAGTTTTTCCAACAACTGCGGTTTACCAATAAGGTGTTGCTTGAATTCCTGCAGAAACAATGCAATGGGCATCAGCTCTTCCTCGCATACCCAAGGACTATCCTGTATCCAGTTTATTCCCGGGCCAGATGCATACTTCACTGTTCGTGGGTCAACACGCCTCACCTTGGGGTCTTTGTCTCCACATGATACGTCATATATCTCCCGATAACTCAGCACAAGGTCTTTCATGCCTTGTTGATACAGGTCGTCAAGACTATACGTTAAGTTCATATAGCGGAGAGCCCATTGCATACCGACCTCCATTTCAGCTTTCCAGTCAATATTCATGAACTCCTCAATGTTCTCTGGCATTGGGATATTCATTTGTTCATCAGGAAGCTGTGTCTTGATTTCTTTTTCAAGCTGTCTCCTCAATGGTCTGAGCAATACCTCGGCTGCAGCTTTGGATATTTTTTCCATCTGCTCACTGATCACAGACTCATCAACACATTCTACGCCAACATCAATACTTTCCCCTGCTGTCTCATTCACAAGGAAGTTGACCATTCGGTTCAACAACGGATAGTTTACCAGCCTTGCAGGTGTGCGTAGTCCATACTGCTCAGTGATGTAAGCAAACTGACGTGGGTCAATATTGCCCTCAAATGCATTTAGGTCCTCTGTAACACGGACATTCTCTATTGTCGGTGCCGATGCTGCGGTCACCAGAAACGTGGCCCAACGCTTTTTCCATTCTTCATACTGAGCAATATCGGTAGGGATAAACGTGGTCGGCTGATTCATGGCAGATTGGCCCAACGGTCATAAGAAGTCCTCATTTCTGAGGCCGCGGGATATTGTGCCATCATGTGACTTACCATGACAGGTATCCCGTCCCTGTCAACTAATGTTGGTCTGATCTCTTCTTTTGGCATCTCGCTTTGTGACCCCTTGGGTCTGTTCCATGCTTTCAATGAAAAGTCGGCCAACAGGCACAGGCCAAAAGTAATCGCGCGGTCCGTGTTCTTGAGACCATACACAGAAAGTTCTTTCAATAGACCATGGAACATGATTGAATCACAGGACCGATTTATGTATTCATCCATCAATCGGAAAGTCAAATCTTTTTGGTGGCTCTTGAAATGTATGCCATATCTGTTCTGAGCAACACTGTTTGGTGCATCAGCCGCTACAGGCCGCAGCATCAGAGTACTCTCATACCCATTATCAATATACCACCGTAACAGCTCCTCATCATTGTACTCGACCAGACACTTTCTCTTGATACTAAAATACATGTTGCCTTTGGCAGTTTCCTCATACCATTCCACCTTAGACTTTGGTCTACCGTGATATTGGGCAACCACATATTCTCCCGGGGTTTCCATATCAATGAACTGACGATACACAGTCATTGCCCCCTTTGAATCAGTATCAACACCACCACCAAACTCATTACTCAAGTAGTAGCTGTCAATGGAACTGACCTCGTATCCTGGGATATGGTATGCATCTGTATATAGCTCCCATAAACCAAATGGGTCGTCTACAAATTTTGGCTTTCTGTCTTTCAATTCTTTGCCACTGGTATCACGATGCCACTCAAATCTGCCACGCCTTAGCTTTTCCAATACGGTCGGCTTTGTCAATAACCAACCCATCTGTTTTCTTATTGCCTCAACATTCAACTTACTGTCACCAACAATTTGGAAACAGTCCTCCAATTCTTTTGGGTTGTTCTGAATAAAGGACCACATTGCCTTTAATTCTCCTTGAGCTTTATACTTGTCCACTTGTTCATCAATGGCAAGTGTGGCCCGAGCACGATCACTAATACCGGTGTTGTGGTCATAAAACGGATAGTAGTTGACTGTTGCCGGATAGAAGTAAACCGAGAAATCATACTTCTCTGGGTTGAGGCAAAGGTTCTGAAAGTCCTCGCTCTCATGGCTTATCTTGTTAGACGTCCCACCAACAAGCTGTAAGCCATAATACACTTCACCTTCCTTATAGCAGTCTTTGCTCTCACCAATGGTCTCCAATAGCTTACCGACCTCACCAGCTTCCTCAATATACCCAAGGTCAAGACCAAGACCCTTAAAACAGTTTGGGTCGTACGTGTTCTTGAAATGCATTTCAGACTGCAGTCCCATAACCTGCTCTTGTCCATCAATGATTTCCTTGTACTGGGAACGTATCAGGTCCATGTTATTGACCGCGCCATTCTTGACGTTGATGTTTGACCGTAGTTCTGCAGGCAAAGCGTTATATGCAAACTTGAGCTTCAATCTGAAATCATTCACATACCCTTGTTTAACCTCACCATCTGAACCGATGGCCGTTACGCTGTTCGGCTCAGCGATCAGCCTACGAAGGAACATGTGCACCACCACCCAACTCACACCTTTTCTACGACCCTTGGGCACAACAAGACCAGCTTTACCAGACTTTCCCTCACGTTGCCGTTGGACAACATCCTGTGCAGCCAAAAACAACCCATGCTGACCGTCCATGTACAGCGGTGACATCGGGCTTTTCTTGGTGTCTGTCGGTTTCTTAAAGCCCAAAATGGTTCCAAAATTCAGATAGAAATACATATCGGCACTGATGTACTCACCCCATGGCGTTGTCCATCCGTTCAATATACGCAACCGTTGTTCTTCCCACCATCTACTGTAGAAGGTAAGACCGTCATTCTTGGTAGGTATCCCTTCCTGAATTACCGGCTTATAGTCAATTCCTAACCGCACTGCGCAATGATCTCTCAAAAATACTTAGACCCTCCCGTAAATTCTCTTCATGTTTCTTTGATGTCAGTACGCCCATACGTTCCTCATGCTGGCTGACATTCATCTGCATCTTGATCAACTTGTCGCCCATCGCCAACAACTTAGTGATGTCAGACTCACCCTTCATCTGTAATGCCTCCAACTCAGTGATTGCTTTCTCGAGCTGACTGTTCATTGCCCTGACCATTCTCTTTGTCGGATTGGTCTGCAACTCGCCATACCTACTGATAGCGACAATGACTTTTTCCGGAATTGGCAACTTCCCGTTGAATATGTCACGCAGTAGCTGAAGACTACGCTCATCATCATTTCTGACAGACGCATATACGCTCAGATGATCAGCGTAACCATGGACATAACTGAACCACTTTTGCCCATCTTTCATTTTTAAAACGGCACGAAACTCTGGAATAAGTTTGATTCGCTCATCCCTAATATCAATAAGACCATCATCATTTATTTCGAACAGACTGTTCATTGCGCCCTGAAATTGTGAACGTACAGACGGATGTCACGCAATGGTATCGCTGGGCGAAGTTTCAGTTTGGTTTTCAGTCTCATGACAAGCTCCATGATATAAGTGGAATCGTTGTTTAACAGATATCCCCGCTTGTACCATATTGGCACATCACTTACAGACTGCTTTACCATGTCTGTACCTTCTGGGTATTCAACGATAATATCAGCAATACCAAGGTGTTTAACGTTGGTGTTGTCGGGGCTCTTGGGAAACCCATCACATGTAAGCCTGCGGACCGTGCTGGACCAGTTCGCAGCATCAGGCTTGTTGAACTGCATTATTTCAAGAATGGCAAAAAGAATGATGACAAGATGATGCTTAAAAAGCTTTTGTCCTGCCGAGGCTTTGGCAGTGCTGCAGTGACAGATTGTGTCTGTGAATTGTTCAGAGTGGCCAACGTATCCTTAAGATTACGTAGACTGTTTTCTGCATTAGTCATCTGGATCGATTTTTTCATCGTTCTGTAGTTTTTGACCAGTACGCTTAATTATGCGTATGAGTCGGTTAGTGCGATCTTCTGATGCTTTTTGATACTCAGCGCTATCAGCTGATGCTTTATGCAAAAACCTTGTCAGCTCAGTGAACGTCTGTGTCTGTTCAGTTGCGTTGACAGTCATTTGCTCATGAAGCTTTTCCTTTCCCTTATAGAGATACACAACCACACCGGCCTGTACGATGTTCGCAACGATCAGTGTCAATGTCAGAAACCCAAAGACGGTCTCCCCATATGGACTGACTGTGGTTGCATTAGTTATTAACTCAGTTGTTCCCGGAACCTGCAGTATCATCGTTTCAGATTATATGGACGTTGAAATTTTTCCATACCTGGCTGACCGCCCCATCTGGCGATATAGATCTGGGCATCATGCATATCCATTGCTGGAAGGTCTTTGACTTTATAGCTCATCATGTAAGCAATGTCATAAACCCTGCCGATACCAAGGTATTGTGGCTCAATGATAAGGTCTTTCCAATATTCTTCCTTTTCGCCCGGGAACAGCTTAAGTGAAGCTTTGGTGAACGCTTTCATGTTGAGAGCCCAACAATTCTCTGAATAATAAACCAATAAGCGTGTATCGTCCGCAAACGGCTCACCCGCATTATTGAACATCACTTTGAACCACTGTGCCCTCCTATCAAAAGCCAGGGTCATTGCATTCTTAATACAGACCGAGAAGTTCTCACCAATGGCTATGTGACTGATGTTCTCTTTGTCACAGATGGTCGCATATACCCGTGGGTCAAGCACACCCCATATCCTTACAACGGTAGGTCTCTCTTTGACATCTACCTGCGGGGAAGTTATCGCATGAAGAATGTATGTGCTTACTCTGGCTGCGCCCATGCGGGCAAAAATATATCAGTGAGTTGTTTATTCAACAACTAATCTCTCACCTTCCTCATCAACCAATTTACCAGCCATAAAAACTATCAGGCCGTTCGCTGTCCAAGCGTTTTTCAATAAAACGGCCGCTTCAACATTTGCCACTCTCTCATCGTGAACAAGCTCAGTCACCTCCCCTATATCCTCGCGTTGGATTGTCTGGTAAGCCTGCACTAATATGTATTCCCAAATTTTCATGGTCATTCAGTTTCTCCGTACATATAAAGGTCATAACCTAACCCCGTTTGAAAATACTGTCTAATATACAGTGGGTTTGTGTTGGTCAAAGAATAGGTGTGAAGTAATGTCCAGTCAAGCTGATTCATAATATACCTCTCAAATGAGTTTATCCTTATCT